TCGAGCATCTTGGCCGGAACCATGACTTCCGAGAGCCTGCTTATGCCCCGGTTTTGCTCTGCCCGGCGAGGCGAGAACAGATGAATGAATTTGGGCCGCCCGGTGCGTCCCCTGGTTGGTATGTAATCCCACCGCTGCTTGTCGTAATTGGCCGCAGGGTCGCTGGGATGGCCCGAGCGGACATAATATCCAACCGGAGCGCCGTTCGCGTCCATCTTGATCCCGCCGCGAAGCATTGGGCCTTCTTCGGCCCCCAGCTCGGGCGGCGTGGAAATGCGCTCAGGCTCCACCAGAAGAATATTGGTGGTGTTGGCGAGGCCGCGGCGATTGTCCCGGACCTCAGCGACTACTTCACCGTCTCGCACATATCCGAGATATGCCAGCTTCGCGATTGCCCCGAATGAGAGGCGTTGGCGGGCATCGCTGCGATGCTCGATATCGTTGGACCATACGCTAAAGCGGGACTGGACATCAGCGGTCCATTGCATCCGCCAATCGTAATCGCGGTTCAGCAGTTCGATCATGGGCTGCGCAGACAGCCGGATATTGACGCCGAGCACCGCTTCTACACGGCGATCTATTGCGCCGTTGATCCAGCCATTGTTTTCATCAAGGTTGCGGGCGCGGCCGGTGATGGTTTCCCATTCACGGCTGTAATTCGTACCGGCAAAATTAATACGCGGTGCCCAGCCGGAGAATTCCGATACATCGTGCCGGGCGGAGTCTCGGCCTTGAAGCCCGAACAACGCCGCCTGGCGCGGGATCGTGCCATCGGCGCGAACCCGGATGCGGGGTTTTGCGATTTGCGTCATATCAGTTCTGCCACCTTAAGCCGATTGCGCGGCGGCGCGTGCGCCCAGTTTCGGTTGCTGTCTCTTTTTCGATCTCGGAGCGGAGCCAGTTAATATATCCCTGCAGTTCGGCCATGTTGGAAGCGCTGTAGGTGACACGGCGGCCGTCGCGCATCACATCGGCAACGCGCGCTCCGGTCGCCAGTGCGTGAAGTGCTGCTTCCGCTTCCGCCAGCCGCTCGGTCAGCGTGTCGGATTTCAATACGGGGGCGGCGCTGTCCGCGATCTTGAGAATCGCGGTTGTCTCGAACGTCCGGCCGCCCGTGGTTGTCACTGTCAATGTGAACGTGGCGATCTCCGTTGCCGTGCCGCCCGATACCCAAACGGTTGCGATGGCAGCAGTGAATGAAGTGCTGTCGATCGATACGCCGCTGGCCGTGAGGGCGGTGAATGTCGCGATAGCATCGCCTGCATCCAAAGGCGGCTGCCAGCTATAATCGGCGACCTCCTGTGGGTCTTTTGCGGGCCATGTAATCATCGTGCGGTCCTTACGCTTATGGCGGTGCGGCGCGTTCCCGCCGTTATACTAGGCAATGGATCGCGGCATATCCGCCACAGTTTAATTCCTTCTGTTATTGTTGAGGCTTCCGAACTTTGCCAAAATGTCTTTGTTTCGACCGCCCCGCCCCGCTTCCACCGGAGCCGCTTGATCACCCCCTTCCTCAAATAAAACCACGGGCCGGGCCCATGGCGGGCGACGGGTTTCGTCGTCCCAGGTGATGTCTTTCCGGTCAGGCTGCAGCATCAGCCGCGCCGCTTCCTCGTATCCAAATAGATCGAGGCTTTCGTTCGGGCCAATCCGCTCGAACTTGCCGTCAACCAGTGGTTCGTTGAAATACTCATCATAGTAATTCGAGGCGATGTCGGGAGCGAACAGGCATTGCCCAGGGCCGCCGTCATTCACCGCAAGGCGTTCCAGCGCCAATTCCTTCAGCTTATGCGCGCCGAGCGTATATTCCAGCACGGTCGGGCTCATTTTGCGGCCCTCTTCGTCCTTACTGATTTCGCGCGGCCTGATCGGCAATTCCGGTGCCTTCGCGCTTGGAGAACCCTGTATCAGCCGGACCTTCGCCCAGGGGTTCGATGCCGCGCCCCAATAATGCCCGTCAAGCAGCGAGCGGCGAGCGAATTCGCGGCCTTTCCAGACTACGTTACCGTCGCCCACGTCAACCGTCATGCACGCAACCGGCATTGCCAAATTCTCGCGCCCCTCGATCGGGAAGGTGCGGGTCAGAACCTTGTCGATCAGGACTTGCCAATCCTCAATCCGGTCGCGCGTGCGAATGTCGCGTACCTGCCCGTCAGGCCAGCGCCTCTGCCGGATTGTCAGGCGGTCAAGCCACCAGCTGCGCCCCTCCAGATCGAAGGCGCGAAATGATACGTCGAACTTCGCCAGGCCAACATCGACCGCCGCTACCAGGAATAGCCCCTGCGCTGGGAACATGCCCATCGTCGCCGCATCTTCCTGCTTGGCCCGCTTCTGCAGCTGGGCGCTATCCACGCCGGCGATTCCGGCCTTGCCTTCGAATATCTCGCCCAGCTGCTTCGACATGAATTCGCGCAGACCCTTGGTAGCCGCTCTGCTGCCGTTCGATCGCTCGAACTTCATCAGGGCTTCTTCCATACCCCGCGCCAATTCGCGGGCCGGCGAGACCTTGAGCATCAGCCCATGGTCGTAAAACCCGCGCTTGGTGTGCGTATCAGGCTCGCCTTGAATGCCACGATCAATGTCGAGCGTCTGGCCCCGGTGCATCCACCAGCCGTTTTCGCCGGCTTCATCGACCATGGCGAAGCGCTGTTCATCGCTCAGGACCGCCCCACAATGCGGGCAAGCCATGCCGGCCGTTCGCTCTGCCATGTCGAGCCTTTCGTCAGGGCTGGCGCGTTTGTTTCGGTCGTATTCCACTTTGAATTCCGGCACGTCCGGCCAGAACTTCGTCGAATGCGCAGAGGCGAAGCGGCCGCACTCGGCGCAGCGCATGATGTAAATTCCCCGCGAAGAGGATTCCCACGCCGCCGCAACACCCGCTTTCCAGCCCTTGTCCGGGTGAGAGAGAATCACGCCTTTGCGCCGCCGCCCGATATTCTTCTGCCGGCCTTCAAGCTGTATTTCAGGCGTCTCGGAGAACTTCGACCAGCCATCAGGCTCGTCCATCACGCCGAACACAAACTCACGGTTCCGAAAAAAACTATCGCTCGCCGGCATCCACTCGACCAGATGGCCATTTATCCGCTTCGACCTGTCGTTATCTTCCGATCGGCCCGAACCAACCTTCGCCTGAAGATCAGGATGATCTTCGAACATCGGTTTGATTACACGCTCGACATAGGCTTTGACCGCCTCGCCGGAGCCGAGATACCAGCCCACGTCGCCCATCGGGCCGAACTGAATCAGCTTGCCGAGATAGTTTTCGCAGATCGTGGTGCCGCCCGATCGCGACGGCTTCACGATGATCACCAGGTTAACACTCGGATCGTCCAGCGCGTCCATCTTGGCCACGTTGTACGGTGTGCGCTTGCGGTCATATGGAACCAGCGCGCCGCCTTCAGGCGTGCGAAACTTGCGGTATTTCTCGGCCCATTCGACCGTAGAAATACGGCTTGGCGGTTTGAACAGGTCCAGCCCGCGCGCCAGAATATCGAACGGGTCGGCGAGATAGTCACCGCGGCCCAGCGCAAGCACTTCTCGGGTCAAGCCCCTCGGGCTAAGCTGCGTCTCCACGGATCGCCTTCAGGCAATCGTGACCGGCACGTTCCATCCGCAGGACGATGGACGTGAGGGCATTGTCGAATTTCTCCGCGATGTCGGGCGAGAATTGCCCGGTTGGATCCTGTTCGCGGGCCGCCTTCATGGCTGCCTGCTGCATGTCTGTCATCATTCGCCGGATCGCACCATCGACCAGAGAAACGTCAACCAGCCGATTTTGCTGTTGCCGCTCTTCGCGCAGGCTTCGCGCTACCGCCACCATCTTGGCGATGTCGGTCAGTGTCATGTCGTCCGGCGCATCGTCCAGGGCGGTGCCGCCAATCGCTTGCCGCACCCGCTTGCTCTGTTTCACACTTGCCGCGCGTTCGGTCTGAAAGTGCTTCAGCAGGAAACGGATCGTTGGAATCGGCCGGAAGGCATACTCGATCCCGTTGGCACCGCGCTCGAAGCATTTTCCGTCATCGAAACCGGGCAGATCGTTGCACCAGTCGCGCAAAATTGGCCAGCTCACCGCGACCAATTCAGACATCGGGCGGGCGGTCAGCGTTGTTCCGCGCTTCAGCTTTTTAGCCTTAACGAGTGCGCTTTCCAGCAACTTGATGCGAACCGAAGGGCTGGTTGCCGACCGGGCCATAGGTCAAATGCCCCCGGTTGAATGATGATGATGACGGATATAGAAAACCCCGCGCGAGGGCGGGGGTAAGAGTGTCGCCAGCCGTTCTTCAGGCGCGACTTCCAATTGAGGAAACCGACTGTCAGATTTTGGCAACATCGTCAATCCCTCTCTGCAAATTCAGATTTGGCGCTGATCAACATTTCGACGGCTTCGCGGAAAGCCGGCTTGCGCCTGCGATGGAAGGCCCGCGCGTGTCGAATTGCCCTGTTGATTGGCATATCGTGAAGCACCATTGCCTCCAATAAGGCCATGTGCCGGGGTTTAATTTGCTTGCGTAACCATCTGAATTCATGCTGTTTATCAATCTGCCAGTCAAAAAACATGGCTCTACTTTGCGGTGGCGCAAAAACCTCTTTGTCATACTGCGTTGATGGGATGCCGCCCGAAAGTCCGGTTGCCTCGTACAAGTCCCGCATCCATTCGCACGCAACGTAGCCTTCGAGGTCAATCACACCGGCTCGCATCATCTTGAAAGCCTGGGGCACGCTGCGGCGGCGGAAAGCGATTTGAGTTTTTACAGTTCCGTCGCGGAGGCGCGGCACGAACTTGGTAAAGCCCACTCCGTCCATTTCAGCTTGAGCGATTTGCTCCGGCGTGGGGCCGTCTGATATTTCGGACAGGTCAACGCGCTTGCCATCCGCAAATTCGATCTCCGATGCCTTGCGAAGCGAAGCCGCATAGCGATCAGCTTGATCTCGGGAAATCAACGCAGCGACCCGCTCATTCTCCGCTTCTCGCCGGGCTTCGATAATCGAAACAGCGATGCTCGACTTCATCCGCGCAATCTCACGCCTATCAAACGCCTCGGCGAAACCTTCATCGGGATCGGTATCCTTGGTCATTTCTTGCCTTTCACGCCGGCCTTGGCCGCCAGTTGTTCCAAAGTCACCTTGTCAGCCCAGCCGGTAAGCCAGCTACGCTTGATCAGTATTATCTCGCCCTCGCTTGCGTTGTAGGCGTCCCGCGCCGCCTTGAGCGCCATTGCCGGATCCGGATCGCGCATCGAGGCCGCATACGGTGTCAGAGAAGTTCGCCGCGTCATTCACCGAGATCCATCTTTGGATAGGTTTCAACCCGGTCCCGCAAATACAATCGGACGTCCGAACTTTCGCACCATTCCCGATCGGTTATACCCTTTGCGAGAAGGCAGCGATTGCGCCATTTGACTATGGATTCCCCCTGATATCGGAACGGGTCGCTCATCGCAGAAACTCGACATTGCGCTCGTACTTCGCCCGGCGCTCCGCATCGAATTGTGCCATCCGCCGCGCCCGGAATTCCGGGTCAGGCTTCAGCGTTTTCTCCAATCGCCGGTTGATGCGGGCCTTGCGCCGGCGTTCGATCATGTCCTGGATAATACCCATCGTCATGCCTCCATCGCTTCACGTTTCGGGGAATTAGGAAAATTGCTGGCGAGCTGTTCGCGAAGCTCGTCGATCGAGCCAACATCGGCCTGGCTTGCCGCCCAATGGCGCCATTGCCCGCGCTGCGAGTACGAGCCGCAATCGGCGCACCGGTGCAGCAATCCCTCGGTTTCCATGATCTTTGCAACCCGTGCGCCCAGCCGGTCTATCCAAGCCTGATCGCACCGCTCACTGCGGAGCTTCCGGCGCGTCTCGGTCAGGCGGGCATCGCGTTCGTCGCGGACCTTGCGGGCGGCAATCATGCGGGCCTGAACCGCTTCGTCAGTGCGGGTCCATTCCTGGGCCAAGTCGAGCAGCTGGTGGATCGAGGGGTAAAATGTGAAGCGGCGGTGTGCTTCGTCGAGCAGCCAATCGAGCGTGATGCGGGGAAGGTGCCCGAGCAATCGCTGCATGTTCTCGATCTTGACCTTGCCGGTAGCCTCATCGGCAGACTTGCGCGGCATGTCCGACATCAGCCTCATGAATTCTAGCAGGTGGTCGCGGTCGGTTATTTTGAGGGCTGGGGGCGACGATCTGCCGAACGCATCGACATTCGCCAAAGTCTCGTCGTCCATCCGGGCGGGTAGGTTAGCCAGCCGGATCAAGGCCGAGTTGCCTGTCGATCTCACGGGTGAATCCGTCCCGGTTGTCGCGGGGAGGCTTGCTTTGGTTTCCATTGCTTCGGTCATTTTTCATCCATTCGTCGGCTTTGGTGATCCATGTTCGGAAAGCGGCCTGCCAATCTTTCGAAGTTCGGCCCTTGTCAGCAGCGTGATCTCTGAACCGCTGCAATTCACGTTGGAGTTTTCCGGGAGGCCACTCATCCACGACAGATTGAGACGCTGGAGTGAAGGTGGGCATCCAGTCGGGGGAGAGCTTAAGAGCCCTTTTCACCGGCTTCGCTTTTTCCGAAGTGGGCAACGAAGAAGATTTATCTTCTTCTTCTGTATCTGTCTCTGTATCTGTCTCTGCTTCTGGAGGCGTTTCTGAAACGTTTCGTTTGTCGCGATACTTCTTCACTCGATCAGTCGAAGTGTCTGACTTATATTGATATTTGTTCCAACCATGTGGCTCGTAGCCATATGCTAACTCATCGATAAGACGTGCGCTTATCAGTCGATCAACGCCCGTTGATAGGTGGTCTAAGCGCCTCCTAAGCAGGTGCTTAAGGTCATCCAAAGGGGGAATTTTTCCATCTCCCTCAGAGGCGATTGCCAGCAATTCGACCCACAAACGGAAGTCCTTATCGCTCAGCCGAGCGACCTTTGGTTTGCGCATTGCGTCGGCATAAAACCGGAACCAGCGACCGCTCATTTCACGGCTTCCGATTGCTTCAACGGAGCTAGATTGGGGCCCCTGAGCATCAGCCAGTTCGTATGTTGGCTGAACGCATTGATTCCCGGCTGAATATCTTCAAGATAAAACGAGGGGGCAAATATCCGTGAACGCAAAGCGCGATCTATGTAATTGCTGTATTCGAACCATTCTCCAGAGGCATGATCGTCGCTAAAAACATCATGTAGCTCAGCTTCGTACGCCTCGTAGCCCTTGAACCTATTGCGGCCGGGCAACTTTAAAACCTCGTGCGCAACAAGACATTCGGTATAATAATTTTGGGAGTCAAACTCAGCCATCACCGGCACTCCCCGCACTTAAATTCAGCCGCCGCATCAGCCCGCACGCCGCAGTGAAAGCATGGTTCCCGATTTGCGTATTTCAGCCCTTGGATGGGCTGATGATCCACTTCATCGGGGGTGCCTGTTCGCTCGCCTGTTTGGGTAATTGTGACGATGCGGGCATATCCCACGCGCTCGACCTCGATCAGGCTGGATATTATCAGGCGGTTGATTATGTCGGCGACGCTTGTTGCGCCGCTGGTGCCTATCTTGTCAGAGATATACCCATTGCTGGGCATCGTGCGGCCTTTGGCGGCGATGACGCAGATCAGGTCGTAAACTTCCTGCTGGAGCCGGGTGAGGGGTGTGCTTGGGTCGCTCATGCGTCGTCCTTCCGCAGTTCGCGCCGTACAGCACAGGCGAAGGCGGTCAGGTGGGAGCCATCGTACCCGACAAGCCCCCTCGCTCGCATTTCATGCACCAGGACCGCAGGAGTGCAGGAAGGAAGGCTCAAGCCATATTGACTGGTCACAGCGGAAAGCAGCGCCTTCACGATGACTCCTGGCGCGTAAAATGCCGTATCGCGCGGGCAGGGCATGTCGCGGGACATAGATTTCAGGGCGCTGAGAAATTCGGCCTGGTCGATCATGGCGGAGCCGTACTCGGCCCGTAATTGAGCGTCGTTTATGGCCGGTGTGGAATCTCTCTTCATGCTGCTGCCTCATAATCTGATGCGCGTTCGAGCCGTTTGCGGAAGGGCGGGATCCAGCGAAGCCGGGTGTCGCTTTCGCCGTGCAGCCAGACCAGCCATGCGTAGGCGGTGGCGCTCGACGCGGACTTGTCCAACCGACCTTTGACCATCGGAACGCGCTCAACGTGCTGAAGAACGAAACTTGGTGGGCGTTGCGAAAACATTCGGTCAAAACGGCCTATGCCTTCGAGAAATGCGCTTCGCAGTATAACCGCGCACCCGACCCTGCTCGTCTCCAACATCAATTCCAGAAATTGCTCAGCCAGCCGGAACGGTGGATTTGTGATTGTAAAGTCGCACGGATCGGGCGGTGGATAGAAAAGATAATCCCGCTGCTCATATCCAGCGCCATAGTCGTGAATATCACTGGCGATCACTTCACCGAAATATTCACTGAGGGGCTTGACCATGTGGCCGCGATTGGCGGCCGGTTCGCGGCATGTCAGCTCGCTCAGACCATCACCGTAACCTTCCGTCGCCAGCCACTCGCACAGCGCCCGCGTTGCCCAACAGGGCGTAGGGAAATCGTCAAGGCTATCATGCGGCTCACTGCGCTGCTGAAACACGGAGGATGATGTGTTTTGACCTCTCACAGCATCCCCCACGCGGCACATATCGCGCCCATTGTGATGCAGGCGCGGCGGGTGGCCTCAGCTTCGGAGAATTTCGGGCGGCTCATGTTATTGTCCAGCTAGCAAGAGCGAGAATTGCAACCCAAGAGTGGCGGTTCATGCCACTCCATCCCGGTGACCACACCCCCTGGCTGCACCGCAGTAGAAGCAAGGTTCCGAGTAGGGCGCTATTTTATAAAACTCAGCAGCATCCCTATCGAAGGATGAATTTTTGCGAACGGTCGGGACGCGCCTTCCTGATTTAACGGTCGGGCGCACATAGCCGGGTTTCGCAGCGTGGTGCTGACCTTCGACAACCCCTGCCGTTTTCATTCCGTTGTCAATGATGCTGACGACGCGGCAATGGTTGTTGCGCTGGACTGAAATCAGGCCGCGCGAAA